GAGTAATGACTTCTTCATTAAGAGGAAGACCACCAACTTCTTATAATGTCTTTGATAGTAGTTTTAATAACATAGACCAAAGTGGAAATTGGACGATAAAGGCAAAAGAAATCTATGGTGATAATTTATTACTGGGTAATAATGTAGATATATCTGGCAAGTTATTATTACATAACACTGATTTGTCAGCGAATGTTACAACATCAGTCGCAACTCATACAGCTAATATACAAGTTGCATCAAATGGTTTAACAACATCAAACTTCTTAAAAATTAAACTTGGTGGTTCAGATATATGGATTCCTTACTTCACAACAGACCCATCAATTGCATAAACAAACATTATTATATTCATAAAATTAAATTATAACAAACTTAGGCAATTTAATATAATATACATGATATTATTATGTGTTCTAGAACATATAATAAATGTGTATCATCATGGTTTGTTTAGTGGAAACCTTGATATGAAATGTAAAGATATAAGATGAATGGGTAGTATTTCTAAATGGTTTGAAGGATTATTAGCACCAAACGGAAATATATATGGATATCCTATTTTACACAGAATCCGTGTTTCTAAGCAATAAATAGAATAATTAAATACTATTATATTTATTTCTTTTTAAGAAAAACACGATATCCTATATATATTAAATCATACTTTGATTTGAAGAGTTTTACACCCTTGAAGATTTAAAATAGCACCTTTGTGCCAAATCCAAAAGGTTTATCCATTTCAGGAATGTGTAAATTTTGGTTGTGGAATTTCTTCTAAAATTCCTAAGTTTTAGGTAAGGTTGAAATGAAAATGCTCGCTCACTTGTCTTTTTATAAGAGAAAAGACTTTTTCTTACTAGGTAATTCATAATAGACTTATTACTATTCATTACTAAATAATTTATGTGAAATGTCTTTCAGTTGTGTTTGTCCCATTTTAAATCTTTAAGGGTGTAAATGATTATATTCCTTATGGTTGATTTGATTAAATTCATTCGTATTTACAAAATATTTTTTATAGTTTATATTTACTTCCATATAGTAAATATAAATTGTTTATCTTTAACTTTAAGAATATAAACTTGATATTTAGAAACAACTTTCATTATTATTTGTTTCTGGACATTCTACAAGTTTCTTTCCTCTTCTGTATAGAGAGAATAAACGATAACTACGTGCATTTACAAGATTTTTTGTATTATCAAATTTAAAATTGTTATCTTTATAACATTCATTTTTACTTTCTGCTCCACAATATATGGTTAGTGATTTTTGTTTATTTATATAAGTAGAGGGTTGTTCTTGGTTATTATTATTCTTTTCAAAAAATGACGACATATATATATAATTGTATTATATTTGTCAAAAGTTAAAGTTATTATATTTTAAATTTATATAATAGAATGAATTTGAATATTAATGATTATACACAAAGTGAATTACTGGAATTAATCGGTGTTTCTAAAGAAGATATGAATGTGTTAAGTGTAAAAAATAATGTGGTTACCTTAATAAAAAAATTAGGTAACGACAATAAAGAAAGTAAAAATAACAAAGATAAAATAACGTTGTTTCTTTTGGAAGCGTTTCAAAAAATATGTTCTCATAATAAATTGTCTTATACAAAACAAGATATAGATGAAATACAAAATATATTTACTAAAAAGGATGTTACAGACATACATAATTATGTGGTTCAAAAGAGAGATTTGATTCTTCGAGAACCAGGAGAAGAGAATGAATCAGTATTTCCTAAAAAATATAAGTTTGGAACATTGAACCAATTAAATCGTCAAAGTAGAAAAATGATTTTAAATATTAATACTCGTTTTAGAAAAGATTATCATAGAACAGACAGCACCGATTATATTATGACTTTACCAAATCCAATTCGTAATGTATTATCACTGAAATTGATAAGCACAGAAATTCCTTCTGTGTTATATACTTTTTCTTCTAAACTAAGAACAAATGAATTTACCATATTCACGTATGATACAACAGACCCAGTAAATACGAGAGTAGAACACGTAATAAAAATACTAAATGGGTATTATTCATCATCACAATTAGTNGAGTATTTAAATGATAATATTTTTGATATTGATTCAACATATGGGATTCAATTAGAAAATATAGAATGCTATATTGATGAATATACCGGAAAGTTTATTTTTAAGAAGAAAGATACTGCTGATACTGATTTTGGCTTTGATTTAGATTTCCGTCTTCAAGATAATAAGAAAAGAAGCGTTCAATTAAATATGGGATGGATTTTAGGTTATCGAAAAGAGTGTTATGTTTATGATGAGGATTATCATATGAATGGTTTATCTCCTCAAAATCCTAAATCATTAGAAGGATTTATTCCAGAGTCGACGTATGATTTAGGATTTACTAAATATTTCTTACTTCATATTAATGATTTTAATAATAATCATAGTGTATTATTTGATTCGCCTTTTCAACAAGGAATGTTAAAGTCATCAGATATTATTGCAAAAATACCGAATACGGCATCTTCAAATCATGAAGTCTATGAATATGCATATATGTTTAATGATAATTCGGATCGTATTTATAAAACGAGAGAGTATTTTGGACCTGTAAATATAGAAAAAATAGAGATTAAATTATTAGATGAATTTGGAAGATCAGTTGATTTAAATCATAATGATTATTCTTTCTCTCTAGAATTGGATATTGTATATGATTTATAAATTTATTGTTAAGATACTAAAAGAGAAATAAAGTAAAATTGGAGAGCCGAGGTTGGAATAATTTTTAATATTGTTGGAGATAATCCACGATAAAAACCATACATATATTCTTTCTTGTATATATCTTTTATACAATGAATAACACCATTATAAGTAGGTGCGTTTTGAAATCCTTGTATTTGAAGTCTTCTACGAACTAAATCAGTAGGGTATGTAATACAAATAGAGGAGAATCCAGAGAGACCCCCAGAGAGAAGAGAATTCATTTTATTTTTTCTCTCTATATCAAGTAGATTTGTATAGAGTTCATGAAAGAAGAAATTGAGTGCATTATAGGGAACATAACCCAAGAGAGAAACATTCAATCCACGATATAGATGGTGTAGTGGTGTTTTGCGGAATACATCTATCAATCCATTATAATATTGTTTATTTGTTTGTAGAGAGAGTCGTGTTCTTGCATTTTCCAAAGGATAGATAGAAATCGTGGATACCATTCCACCACAACTTCCTGCTATTAACATTTGTAGAGGTGAGTTCAGATTATATTGTTGCAATGCATTATTTGACATCGTAAAAATAGAATAATTGATACCCATTTGAGGAAAGATGCGTATTATGTTTGTTAGATTTCCTTTCCATAGAGAGAAAATACCTTCTTTTTGTATAACACTCCATAAAGATGTATTTGGAATAAAATAGTTTTGTCTTTGTATTTTATTTAGTTCTAAGGGTGCAGTTATGGTTCTAGAGAGAATACCAGCTACTGCTCCAACAAAGAAATTGTTATAGAAGTGTTTGCGTTGTTCTTGAGAGAGAATCATATAATAATTATAAAATTGATTATATGATATTTATCATAATTAAACTTATTGCATCCATTATGAGTTGTTCTACACATTCAATGAGTGAAATAGAAGATATTGTAGGTTATAAACATACAGAAAATAAGGAACTTCAAGAAGAAGTAAGAAATAATATGGATGTATATAAAGAAATAATATTTCAAATTATGAATTGGTATGTTTCAAATAATATCCAAGATGTAAATAAAAATGCCAGAGAGAAATTCAATATATATTTTCAAAAATTAATTCGTGGATATAAGATCTTTTGTAGAAAAAGTATATTGATATATGTCTATCGTAAGATGGTAGAAAATGGAGAAATAGAGAGAGATTATATACTATTACAACTCCTTCAAAAAAAACCATCCAGAAATTTATCTGGTGTTACTGTCATTACTGTATTAACAAGTCCTTATCCAAACGGACAAAACTTCAGTTGTAAGCATAATTGTTATTATTGTCCGAATGAACCAGGACAACCTCGTTCATATTTAAAGAAAGAACCAGCGGTTGCTCGAGCCAATCGTAATGAGTTTGAACCTATACTTCAAATGTATGATAGAATGAATTGTTTATATCGAAACGGACATGAAATAGATAAAGTAGAAATTATTATAGAAGGTGGAACTTATACAGAGTATCCACCTGATTATTTAGAATGTTTTCATCGTGATCTGGTTTATGCCGCAAATACATATTATGATAATTACTTTCATCAAATGAGTAAATATGGATTCTTTAATCCATCACAAGGATATCGTGATGGGTATGATTTAGAGACAGAGATTAAATTAAATGCAACTGCTAAAACAAGAATTATAGGAGTTTGTATTGAGACAAGACCGGATGTATTATTAAATAAAGATGGAAAACAATGGATAAGACGAATGCGAGAATATGGAGTAACACGAGTTCAACTTGGAGTTCAACATACAGATAATGATATTTTAAAAAAGATAAATAGAGGTCATGGAAGTAAAGAATCACAAGAAGGTATTCGTTTATTAAAAGATAATGGGTTCAAAGTTGATATTCATGTCATGCCTGATTTACCCTATTCTACACCTCTGAAGGATAAGCAGATGTTTGATATCATTTATAAAACACCTTATTATCAACCAGACCAAGTGAAAATATATCCGTGTGAAATTACACCCTATACTGTACTATCAAAATGGTATCGTGATAAAAAATATATACCTTATTCAGAGAAGGATAAAACGAAGTTAAGGGATGTAATTAAATATGGAATAGAGAGTTGTCCTCCTTGGATTCGATTACCAAGAGTAGTAAGAGATATACCTCTCTCTTATATAGAAGGTGGAAATCGAGATAGTAATTTGAGACAGTATTTAACGAATGAATTATCCAATGATTGTTGTGAGATACGAACACGAGAATGTGGTCGTTTTGAAGTTGATACAAGTATTCATCAACCTCTATGTTTTGTGCGTAAATACATTACAGTAGGTGGGATAGAGTATTTTATATCAATAGAAAGTAAGAATCAAAAAGTGTTATTTGGGTTTTTAAGACTTCGTATTCCAATTTCGGCTCAGAAGCAAGTATTTCGTAGTTTATTAGAGAAAGGGTTAATTCGTGAATTACATGTATATGGAGATGTGGTTCCTGTAGGAATACGAAGAGAGAAAAAAACGCAACATCAAGGATATGGAAAAAAGATGCTAAAAGTAGCAGAACATCTTTCTCTCTATCATAAAAAAAGAGGTGTTTCTATTATTTCAGGGATGGGTGTAGTGGATTATTACAAAAAACAAGGATATTCACAAGTATCAAGTTATGGATATAAAAATGATATCTTACAATCATTATATTTAAACAAGGAGTATAATGGTGATTTTATGATAAAGACATTTAGTAAGATAGATAAAATAAAGTATAGTTGGAATAGATACTTCAATTACAACTACAAAATTTATACAGAGAAAGGACTAATGTATCAGAGAGAAAGGATTCTACACTGTCTATTTGTATTAATTCATATCATTATCATAATGTATATGATATAAATTTAAGATTTAGGATTGAGTAATTTCTCAAGTTTCGTGGATAAATCAGAGAAAGAGCTAAATAAGAATTTAGCATAAGGGAGAGTAATAAGAGTATCTCTGGATTGTGTTAATAAATTAACTTCTTCATCGTCATATACTTTAACAAGTTGATTTACCATGGTAAGAGAGGGGAAAAGAATAGAACAACAACGGTCTTCAATCTTGAGGTAATCTACTAATTCAGGGTCAGACGTAAACATCATAACAACTTTATTTTTATGAATATTTTTAATATCTTCTAAATATTTTGAAACGAGTGGGTAATAATGTGTATTGAAATACATCTTATCTTTTTCACGCATTTCTTCTAAGAACGCACGTCTGGGTTTTTCTACACTGTTTAATATTGAGGTATCAGAATCAACAATTACCATTTTGTCATTGGGTTCTATTTTTTCAAGTTGTGTAGTAAGTCCAATCTTGCGTGGAACTAAAACTACAAAAAGACGCTTTTTCTTGGTGTTTTTATGTTTTTTGTAGAGATGAAGACACCCTGTACCACCAACATACAACGCACCTGTAAGTAAGGATAAAAACTGCATTTGTCCTGGATCCATATTTATATATATAATAAAGAAAATATTATTAAGAACAAGATTTAATAGAACCGATTTTATTCTTCATAAAAGTATTATAGCTACTTCCTCCACTTCCTCTCTTTGTTTTATTTCCACGTTCTTTTAATCGTTGATTTTCACTACAAAAAATAGTTTTGGACGCACTTCTTGTTATATACGAAGAAGAATTGGTTGCTTTTTGAATAAAGAATGACGGACGACATCCTAAACGACACGGATTGCAAGTTTCCATATATTTATAGCAAATATTTAATAAAAATGAAATAGAATAATAAATAGTGTAATATTCATAGAATCATGAAATGTGGTTTATGCAATCAAACATTTGATAATAAAAAATCATATCAATCACATGTCTTATGTTGCGAGGTCATTAAAAAGAATAAATATTTTAAACAAACGAACAATGAAAAACTTCCTAGTAAGGAAAGTATGTATGAATTAATAAAATATCTTATGGTAAAATGTGATAGTCTTGAACATGAAATTAGAGCAATTAAACAATATACAAAGAAGACTAAAGATAAAATCAATGTCATTGATTGGTTAAATCGTAATACGAACGAATCTAATGTAGATTTTCTCTCTATGTTATCTTCTTATACTATCACACAAGATATGTTAGAAACCATATTTAAATTGGATAATTATATGTCTGCAATGTATTATGTATTCACACACATATTTAAAGTAGATAATCATACAACACATCCATTACATTCTTTCGTGCAAAAATCAAATACTATTTATTATTTGGATAAAAATAAAGAATGGTCTATTTTATCAATGTCTGTATTTAAGAAATCTGTTTTAATACTAGATAGAAAATTAATAAAGTTATTTAATAGTTGGATAGAGAAACATAAAGATGATATTGAGAATGATGATATGTATAATTCATTACATTTGAAATATACAAAAATCATTATGGGAGATGAAAAGAATATGTCAAGAGAGAAAGTAGTCCAAAAGTTATATACACAATTATATCATTACTTAAAGTGTAATATTAAATCAATTATTGAGTATGAGTATGAATTTTAATCTTAGCACTGTATATATGGGAAGAATAACAATCCTTACAACAAAAGAAATAATAGAAGGAGCCATCGCTTCTATAATCTATCCAATTTTAATTTATAAAATAAGTAGAAAACATAAGGAAGGAATTGTAGATATTAAATGGACTGCAATTATTCCGTGGTTTGCAACATGGATTGTTCGTAAAATGTCAATGCATATATTTGACTATCTTGAGAAAAATTACGGTCTTGAGAACCATGAATATAAATTTAATTTTTATTTCTTCTAAGAATTTAATAAGTTATTATGATATATATGAATCATCGTATAAATCATAAAAGAAAGAATTTGAGTAAGGACAATCCAAAGTTTAGTATGAAAGAAGTAGAAGATTTGAAATTTATTTTACATAAACAACAAGAGGTAGAAAATGAACACTATACTCAATATTCAAATCAAATCAAGCAAATCTTAAAAGATAACAAAAACGATTTTAAAAAAATGAAAGGTGAAATAGAGAATATACAGCGTTCAGGTCATAAAAATATAATCACGCTACATAATGAAATAAAGCGTTTAGATAAAGCTCAACATGATAATATCCAATTATTGCGTGATAAAACAAATAAAGAACACTCATTCAATACAAAACAATTGTCTACACTACAAGACTCTATACACGAAATAAAAAATAAAATAAGCACTGTAGAATTAAATTATATAAAGAGAGACAATATGTGGAATCGAAGAACATATAGTGATAAAAATGAGAGTGGTTCTAAAAGTGATTTATATTTATGTAAAGAAGAGGTTGATTCCAATGCAAGTGGAATATGGATAATTCGTTTAAATTGGATTTATACAAAAAATAATAATATTTATTCAGGGACAATACATATGATATGGAAAAAGGAACTGAAAGAAGAACCAGTTTTATATGATTATGAAATTCAATATTATAATGAAGAGATAGAGGAAATAGTTTTTTGTGTATTGGAGACGAATACAGGATATACGTTTGGTGTCAAGGTTGTAGATACGAATTCAAAAGATGAAACATTTTCAGAATATTCATTCAAAAAAATACAATAATAAATATACTTATAATATATATGCCTTTGAATGAGTATAAAACATATAGAAAAAAAAACAATGGTAGGGTTGAAATCTCATATAAACCAATCGCAAAAAGCAATCAAGAAACAAAAGATATTTTATCTACCTTGAACGATAAAATAGAACAAATAGAAAATAATTTTAATCTTTTATTTGATAAAACAAATGTTTCTTTAGATGGGAATATTCAAAATGTAAATGATATTATGAATAAATTAAATTATATTGAAGATGAAAACAATAAATTAACAAATATAATTTCTGTATATGATTCTGGTTTAAGAGACAAAATCTCTTATATACAAAATAATTTAAATTCTAAAATAGAAAATATTAATCGCTACAATAAAGAATGTAAAGAAGAACAGGATACATTTCTCTCTTTAATAGAAGATATAAAGATTACACAAGAAGAGACACAAGAGAGATTAGAGAAATACAAGTCTCTCTCAAATGATGTTACAACGATTAAAAACAAATGTTCTTTATTAGGGAGTTCTATACTTGAAATAAAAAAGCAAGACTTTAAAAACAAATATAGTGAGTTAAAAAGTAAAATAGAAAGCATTGAAAAAATAACTAAATCTTATAATGACCTATATACTAGACTTAGTAATAAAGTTAAACATATAGAAACTATAGAAAAGAGACATCAAGTAGGAATACAAAAAATAAATACTGAAATGGATAGTTTGAAAAAGAATAATGAAGAGATGATGGTAGGGTTGAAAAAACATACGACAAAAATGGATACTTACATTTTAGATATGAAGAAGTTTAAGCACGATATTAAATCACAAATACTTGTTGTAGAAAAAGGCGTCCAAAATACATTAGATATAACGGATAAATTAACAAAGGAATACAATGAAAAAATTACAAATATAAATGATGAGATTCACAAATTAAGAGAGACAGAGTTAAAAGGAATACGGTTGGAGATAGAAACAATAAAGGGCAAATTAAATGACTCTGAGTTGTTAAGTGATGATAAATACCAAAATATTAAAACTAAATTATCAAAACTTGATAACTTATTAGATATTAAAGACAATGTAAATGCTAAATTAGTGAGATTGGAGACGGACATATCTTCCAACTTAGAAGAATTAAAGCATAAACAGAAACGAACAGAAGAAACAGTGGTTGAATTGGGTGAGTCTCATTTTACTTTATCTTCAGACTTGAAAGAACTAAAGAAGAAACAGAAACAAACGGAAGATACAGTGGTTGAATTGGGTGATTCTCATATTACTCTATCTTCGAACTTGAAAGAATTAAATCAAAAAGAGGATATTCTGTCTTCTAGGGTAGATGGAATCCATGATAGACAAGATGTTCTCTCTTCGTCCGTGGATGAAATCCATGAGAGAAATGAGGAAAGAGATGAGAGACTAAATGGATTAAGTAAAAAACAAGATGAATCAAATGATAGAATAAATAGAATCAATGAGAAACAAGATGTTCTCTCTTCTACAGTGGAAGGATTAGATGAAAAACATACAATTCTCTGTTATACTGTGGATGGAATCAATGAGAGACAAGATGTTCTCTCTTCTACAGTGGATGGATTAAATGAAAAACAACAAGTTCTCTCTTCTACCATGGATGGATTAAATGAAAAACAACA